GACAAGAAGATTGAGGCGTATCGCAAGAAGAACCGGGACGCAAGCGTTGAAGAAATGGCAAAGGAATTTGGGGTCAGCAAAGCCAAGGTTGCCAAGCGAGTCGCCTACTTGATAACCAAGGACCGCTACCCAATCAGCAGAGCCGTGGACAAGATAGCCGAGCAGAACCTGCCCAAGAACGTGAAGGAAGTTGCCGAGCCTGTACTTGAGGTCCGCTACAAATACGCATGGGCGACAGGTTTCAGCAACAAGGACAAAGGCTCCAGCCGTGAGTTCTGCAAGGTTATGCTTGACTTGGCCGGGCAGGGCAAGGTTTACACGAGGGAGGACATCGACGGGATTTCTGCGATAATGGGCTACTCGGTTTGGAACAGGAGGGGCGGTTGGTATCACACACCGAGCGGAGTGAATCGCCCCCAATGTCGCCATGTATGGGAGCAGCAGTTGGTCATCCGTAAAGGCAATAAAATCAGCAAGGCATGAAGGCACTCTTTATAAGCGAAGAAACGCTACTCGACAATAGCATCATCAACGAGAACGTCAGTTACACGCAGATACGGCCTACGGTCATCAAGGTCCAAGAGATGCGGATTCAGCCCATCGTTGGCTCTCCGTTGTATGGGGAACTGGTTACGCAGGTCGTCAGCGGTTCAACGTCTGCACTCAACCAAACGCTCTTGGAGGACTACATCCAGCCTGCTATGATTCAATGGCTCTACTACGAGTTGCCGATGGTCTTAGCGTTCAAGTACATGAACAAGGGGATGGTTCGTAGAACGAGCGAGGAATCCTCCCAAATGAGCATGGAAGAGATTACCCGGCTGACGGATAAGGTCAAGAACGATGCCGAGTGGTATTCCGAACGGATTACCCGTTACCTCATGGAGAACCGCAATTCTTATCCGCTCTGGAACTCGCCTCCTTCTGCTTTGGATACGATATACCCGAACGCCACCAACTACCGCACCGGGATGGTCTTGGACCGCAACAGGAGGATGGGAATCAGCAATTTGGACTACCCCTATCCCTACGGTCAATTCGGGGCGTGTAATGACTGCTAACGATGGGCGCACACAAGAAGAACATACTGAAACTGCAAAACTATGTCTTGGATAAAAATCAAGCAAGCCCTGCTGGACCTTGCCAACAACCATCCGCAAGTAAACTCCTTCGGGACGGGCGACCCGCTTGCAATCGGCACGGACAACACGATAAATCTGCGAACCCCAAGCCGTGAGCGCATCGTCTATCCGCTCGTTTTTGCGGACGTGCAGTCTGCAAATACTGACGCTGGTACTTTGGACTTGGTGGTTGGGGTTTACTTTTCTGACCGTGTTGAATCCATTAAGCCGATGGGCGGAGTGGTTTCAGGCAGCCCTACGCTGGGTTGGCAGGATAACGAGGACGAGGTCCTAAGCGACCAGTTACAAATCGCACAGGACTTCATATCGTCGCTCACAAACGACCCGAACGAGGACTGGACCCTTTCGTCCAGCGTATCGCTTACGAGGTTCGTGGAGAGCCGGGATGACCGCACGGCTGGGTGGCAGGCGACGATGACTTTTGAAATCCCTTACGGCCATTCAGTTTGTGAAATTCCAACCTAAAAGACATTTACAATTAAACGCTAAAAAATGCCTACACCCATATTGCAACAAATGCTCGGTCAGGGCGGTACGATGGAGTTCGTTGACGGAGCCGTAAGCGGTAAAGTTTACGACTTCGTAGTCGTCAATGCTGCTGCTACTTTCACGGTCTTAACGGGAACTGGTGGCGAAAACCTCCTGACTCCTTACAACTTATCGGGCAAATCCGTTTCCGCTGGCATCGTTATCAGCGGTCGCAACGGAGGCAAGATTACTGCGGTAACTCCAAGCGCAGGTTCCGTCATCGGTTACACATTCCTGTAATGCTGATAGGTTACGGCTACGGCTACCCGACCAATATGCTCATCGGTGGACTTGCTGCCGGTGTTTGGGGTGCTTTTAATGCAAGGGCTACGGCTGACGGAGCAACCGCTGCCGAGGCTGCCGTGAATGGTTGCCTGTTCGTCCGATTCGCTGCAATCTTCAATTTCTAATATGCCAACACCATCGCTGATTTTAGTCCCTGCACGATTTAAGACAGGCAAACTCTACACCCCTGTTGCAACGACTTCGGGCGGTTTGGTATTGGGTGCATCGGGCGACTTCAATGTTACCCGTGCGACGACTGCGACCCGTGTGAATGCAAACGGGAATATAGAGGTAGTGGCTTCGGGGATTCCGAGGTTGGACTACTTCGCAAGTGGTGGCGTTGTTGGCTGCCCTGCGTTGCTTGTGGAGCCGAGTGCTGCCAACGGAATCCTTAACTCGCAGGACACCGCAACAAATTGGCTTTTGGGTGCAAACCTGACAAGCGGTTATGTTGACGTTATTGGCGTTAGCGGCAACAATTTGACCGTTGCAGCAAGTGGTTCGGGTATGGCTGCAAACGCTGGGGCTTTGCGAAGGCCTAGCAATAATGTGGCTCTCGCAAGTGGCAGCACCTACACGATTTCCTTCTTAATGAAGAAAACGGGAACTCACACGATTGGTGCCTATTATGCGGTCATCGGTGGGCTTGACCTTGCTGCTGGTTTTAATGTAAGCGGTTCTTTTAGTAGCGGTCAAATTTTTACTAATGCTTTTGTAACCAATCGCATAAGAAGGGTAGAACAATTTGGAACCGATGTGTATCGCTGCTCCGAAACCTTTACAATGACATCGGGGGTAACATTTAGTAATCTTTTTATTGGGCCAACGGTATCAACTACGGCTAACACAAACCCAGCAGTCGGTCTTGGCATCGCCTTCGCTGCCCCACAAATCGAACTCGGTGCAATACCGACATCGTTCATCCCCACAACTGCCGCAGCGGTAACCCGCAACGCAGACGTGGTGTCCGTATCAGGCGCAGTCAGCGGTTGTATCGGGCAGACCGAGGGGACGTTGTATGCGGAGTTGGATTTTAGGAACCTTGGGTACAATGGGGCTATTGTTACGCTTCAAACTGATAACTGGATAACCAATTCAATACAAATACAAAAGTCGCTTGGGAACCAATGGCGTTTTACAATTCGTGCTGCAAGTACTGTAATTTTAAATGTTGATGTAGGTACAATAACGGCTGGAATTTACAAAATCGCATTGGGTTACAACACGGCTACAAGTGGAACGGTTCTTGCGGTTAATGGTAGCATTTTAAGCACACAAACGGCATCATCTATACCCGCCTGCAATAGCGTAGTCTTGGGTACAAGAAGCGAAACGGGGACAAACTTTACAATTCATCTAAACGACCGCATCCGTGCTGCTGCCCTCTACACCACTCGTTTAACCAACGCAGAACTCCAATCGCTGACAACCCTCTAACGATGGCTACCTTTCGCAAGTACGCATTCCCCAAGCAGGCCGACGCTGACAAGGTGCTGGCTCTATGCACAGGCACGACCGCTCCCGTTGACCTCGGAGTCTTAAATGGATTCATCGCCTACGACATCCTTTGGGAGGGCGACGCTCCCGAAGATGCTATTCAGTACGAAACTTGGCCCGAACCCTGCGGAGTTCACTCCTTCCTCGGATGGGACGAGCAGTACACCGAGGACTACAACCAACACAAATCGCTATGAGAATCTTCCGCAAACGCAACCCCGAAACCCCAAAACTCCCTTTTATGAAATCAGCAGTCATCGCTTTACTTCGCCACCTTCTCACCTTTATCGGTGGAACCCTCGTCGCCAAGGGCCTCTTAGACACCGAAACTTTGCAAGAGATTATTGGTGCATTAATCACCTTGTTGTCAGTTGGTTGGATGACAATCGATAAAGTAAAGGTCAAGAAGTGAACCTGATAGAAACCACCATCGTCGGGAGCGTTGCTGCAATCGTCGGTGGAGCGGTCGCTTGGTTCACCAAGGGCCGTGTCGAATCGGACTCTCTGCAAGTCAGGCAAGCCCAAGCGGTCCTCGCTATGTGGCAGGCTACCAGCGAATCACAAAACAAGGAATTAACACAACTTCGTAATGAGGTCGTAAGTTTGCGTCAGCGTTTAGAGGAAATGGAACATACCATCCACAACCTCCAAGCCGAGAATGCCAAACTTAAAAACCTCGTATGATTCTACCAGCCACCAAGCACACCCGAAACATCCACGAAGTAACCTGCCAATCAGGGCAGGAGTTCTTACTCATAAGCGACCTGCATTGGGACAACCCCCATTGCGATAGAGGTTTGCTGAAAAATCACTTGGACGAAGCCGTCAAGCGGAATGCTGCCATTATACTCAATGGCGACACTTACTGCTGCATGGGCGGGAAATATGACCGTCGTGCTGACAAGTCCCTGATTCGTCCCGAACACAACACCGACCGATACTTTGACGCTATCGTGGACACCTCGGTGGAATGGTTCGCTCCTTACGCCAAAAACATTTTGCTGATAGGCTACGGCAACCACGAAACCGCTATCATCAAGCACGGGGAAACGGACCTCCTGCAACGCTTTGCAAGCACCCTCAACTACGCCACAGGGTCAGCGGTTCAAGTTGGCGGTTACGGAGGAACCATTGACATCCGAGTGCTGCACGATACAATCCGTGGAGTCAACTTCGTAGTGCATTATTTTCATGGGCATAGTGGGGGAGGCGCGGTCAGCCGCGGAGTAATTCACGATCAGAGG